ATAAAAGAAAAAAGTTATAACAATATAGAAACAAAAATGGAGGTGTCTTTATGAAATTAGAGCTAGTACAAGCTAAAAGAATGTATGCAGATAATAAAAGTATTGATGAAATAGCTAGTGCTTTAAATAAAAGTAAAGGCACTGTTTACAGATGGATAAAAGAAAATAAAGAAGAATTTGAAGAAGCTAGAAAACTTAAAGAATTATCAGTTGATGATATGGGTGAAATTTTAGATGAAGCACATAAGAAAATGCTTTTAAATATTATTGAAAATCCTGAAACATTAGTTGACCCAAAGGTTGCTGATTCACTTATTAAAATCGCAAATGTATTAGAAAAAATGGATAAAAGAAGAGAAAAAGAAAAAAAAGAGAAACAACAAGCTGATGAAGAAGAAAGAGGGGTGCTGATACTTGATGATATCAAAGAAGAAGAGAAAGCAACTTAAAATATCAGACTTATTAACTCCTAAATTTTATCCACTTTATTCAGCTTGGAAAAGTAATAAATACACTCGTTTAGTTTGCAAAGGTGGAAGGGGTTCAGCAAAATCAACTAATATTGCTTTGATTTTAGTTGTTGATTTAATGCAATATCCTGTTAATACTATTTGTTTTAGAAAAGTAGGGGAAACACTTAGAAAATCAGTGTATGAACAAATAAAATGGGCTATTAAATTTTTAGGAGTAGAGGAATACTTTGAATATAAACTTAGTCCTCTCGAAATTATCTACAAAGAAAGAGGTAATAAATTTATATTTATGGGAGTAGATGACCCACAAAAAAGTAAATCTATAAAAGAAGCTCAATTTCCTGTCACTCGTTACTGGTTTGAAGAACTTGCAGAGTTTAAGAATGAAGATGAAGTTGAAACAGTTTTAAATTCTATATTTAGAGGAAAGTTAGAGAATGGACTTATTTATAAAGGGTTCTTTTCATACAATCCCCCAAAGATGAAACATAACTGGGTTAATAAAAAATACAATTATTCTTTTATAGAAAATAATGTATTTGTACATCATTCAACATACTTAGATAATCCATATATATCTGATGAGTTTATAAAAGAAGCTGAAGCAGTTAAAGCAAAAGATGAAACAAAGTATAAACTTGTGTATATGGGCGAACCGATAGGCAATGGACTTGTTCCATTTCCTAATTTAGAAATAAGAGAAATAGAAGCTTCAGAGATTGCAGAACTTGAAAAATTTAGAAATGGAGTTGACTGGGGTTATGGAGTTGATCCACTAGCTTTTGTAAGATGGGGATATGATAAAAAGAAAGGTATTATTTATGCACTAGATGAGTATTATGGAGTAGGTTTAAAAAATAGAAATCTAGCAAACTATATTCTTTCAAAAGGTTATGATGAGTTGGTTATGTGTGATAGTGCTGAGCCTAAATCTATAGATGAATTGAAGGAATATGATATAAGTGCATGGGGTGCAAAAAAAGGGGCTGGAAGTGTTGAGTATGGTGAAAAATGGCTTTCTGATTTGGAAGCTATAGTGATAGATCCAAAGAGAACTCCAAACATATCAAGAGAATTTGAAATGATTGATTATGACACTGACCGTGAAGGAAATCCTTTACCTCGTTTGTGTGATTCAAACAATCATACGATAGATGCAACAAGATACGCATTTTCTAATGATATGAAAAAAGGGAAGTGGGTATATGAGTATTAAAGAAATTTTTAAAAATTGGTTTTTCAAAGATTGTTCAGTAATGACTGGAGATGGGAAGAATTTTGAAGCATCTGAATATATGTCAACAATATGGGAACAGCCAGGCTATATGCTGCCAATTAAGAAAAAGATAAAGGCTTGTCAAAACATAGAAATGGGTGTTTATACAGGAAAAAAAGATGGGAAGAAAAAAGTAGATAATCATATTTTGAATAATTTATTTAAAATGATTAATCCTAATACATCATTCCAAGATTTCATAGATTATTTAATAGTTTGGCTAGAAGGTTCTAATAATGGAGTTTTATTAGAATTAATTAAAGGATTACCTTCATTTACACCAGACCTATATGTACATTCACCAAATAATTTTACTGTATATTTTGAAGGTAGAAAAATTAGGGAAATAAAAATACATAATCCTAGCAAATCTATTACTGGTGAGGAATTAAAAAATTATATGTGGCTTAGTTCTCCAAACTATAACAATATAATTGATGGAGTTAGTGGTAATGGAATAGGACAAGGAAGAAGTAAGCAAAATGCTTTGGCAATCTTTGGGGCTTATTTATTCAAGGCTTGGAAATGGAACTGGAGTTTAGCTAACAATTTAGGAAAACCAGGTGGGATCCTTCAAACAGAAGGAGCTGTAGACAAAGAAGATAGGGAAGAAATAAGAAGTAAATATTCAGCTCACTATGCTGGAGCTGAGAATGCAGGGAGTCCACTAGTACTTGGATCAGGGCTTAAATATCAAGATACTTCAAAAGCACCTATAGATGCTGATTGGAGTACAGCTGAACAGAAAGCACATGAAAGAGCAGCTATAGCTGCAGATGTTCCAATTGAATTAGTTGGTGGTGGTGATTCGACTTATCAAAACAGAAAACAAGCTAAAAAAGAGTTGTATAGAGAAGCTGTAATTCCATTCTTTAACAATTTAAAAAATTGGCTTAATTACTTATTAAGTGATTATTTAAAAAATGGTGAGTATATAGACTATGACTTATCTGGAGCAGATGAATTAAAAGATGATATAGCAGATATTATTCAAAAGTTGGAACCTCTTAAAAATAGAGTAACTATAAATGAATATAGAAGAATTATATCAGAACTTACAGATTTAAGTTTAGAACAATTAAAAGGGGGAGATGTCTTGCTTATAAATGGTGGAGATATGACACTCGAAGAAATTACAGAACCAACAACAACAGAAGGTGAAAAGGCTGAGGATGTATGAAAAAGGAAGTTCAAAAAATAAAGGCAATTAAGGCACTAGAAAGAAGACTCAGTGCAAGGAATAAGAAAATTATAGAAAAAATATTCATTGAACTAAGAGATAAAGTAATTGCAGATAATTCAAAATCTTATGATGTAAAAATGATAATAAATATTGATTATGAATGGCTTTTGAAAAAGTTTAAAAGTGGACTTGAAGTAATTTATCTATATACATTCGAGGAGTCTTTTAAGGGCTTTCAAAACATCTACAAAAAAGTGATAAAACCTAAAACTATAAAAGGTATTAGAGATTATTTTTTAAAAAATTGGAATACAAAAAATGCTGGAAAACAAGCAACTAAAATGACAGCAACAACAAAAAATATTTTAAATAAGATAATTACAACAGGACAAGAAGAAGGCTTGTCACACAATGACATGGTAAAAGAACTGGTAAAAAATATCAATGGAATGACAGAACAAAGAGCTAGCACAATAGCAAGAACTGAAACAAGTAAGAGTATTAATACAACAAGTTATGAAACTGCCAAGAATGTGATGAAAGAAAAATGCTGGGTACATGTTGGTGGAAAAAAAACATACAGACCACATCATAAAGCTATAAGTAATAAATGGGTGGATATAAATTATAAGTGGAAGTTAAAAAATGGTGTGGAAGCAGACTACCCACACCAAGATACTTTGCCAATTTCTGAAATTGTGAGATGCAGTTGTTTAATTATTTTTAGATAAAAGGAGTAGATATGTCAAAGAAAAAGATAAAAAAAAGAATTACTTTTTCTGATGAAACTTTAAATTTTACTTGTGAAATTGAAAAGTTTAAGGAAGAAGAAGGAGAACCTGGGAAATTTACAGGAATACTTGTAAATATGCAAAATGACAGTCTTGCAAAAGGTATTTATAGATTTAAAAAAGGAAGTATGCAAGGAAATAATGGGAAGACTTTACTTCTTTTATACAATCATTATGGTGAACTTTTACCAGTTGGGAAATTGGTAGGAGAAGAAACAGAAAAAGGGTTTGAAGTTATGGGAGAATTCCATTTATCAAAAGATGATAATGGTAATTATATAAATCCTGAAGCTGTAAAATTATATTCACTTATGAAAGAAATGAAACTACCTTTTGAAATGTCAGTAGGTGGAAATATTATAGATTATAAAGAATATAGTGAAAATGGCAAATATTATATAGATATAAATAAATTTGAAGCCCATGAAGGAAGTTTGACTCCTAAAGGTGCTGTAAAAGGAAGTAAAGTAACAAGAGTTTTTAATAAAGAAAATGGAGGAATAGGACAAATGGATAAGGAACAATTAAAATTATTGATGGCTGAATTATTAGCAAACTTTAAAACTGAATTATTAGAAGCAGGAACACCTGAAGAAATTAAAAATTTACCTATTAAATTCAATGAAATTAATTCAAAGTTTGAAGAAATAAAAACTGAATTAAATGGTGAATTCAAAGCAGAAATTGAAAAACAAATGAATGAATTCAATGAAGTCATAAAAAGTTTAAAAGCAGATTTTAAGCCAACAAAAAAAGAAGTGACAGTTGCTGAACAATTTAGTGCAATGATTCAAGAAGTAGAAAAGAATGGAAAAGCAGTAGAAACTGTTTTTAATTCAGAGAGTGAAATAAAGTTTGCAGCAGATCCAGCTACTACAAGTAACTCGGAACATACTATTAAAACACAATATGTAAATACATTACTTGAAAGATTAGTTGCACAAAATTCAGCACTTGGAGATATAAAGTTTATTCCGATAGTAGATGGAAGCCTTACAATTCCGAGAGAAGTTGCGGGACTACCTGAAGTTGGATGGATAGGAGAAGAAGGGGACAGGGAAGAGACTTCTGCTCCAAAAACAGATCATGTAGTTATTACATTACATTCATTATATGCAATGCCAAAAGTAACTAATAAGCTATTAGCTACTAATTTTGTGGGGTATGCTAACTTCTTAGTTAAAAGAGTTGAATATGCTTTATCTTTAAAATTAGCAGATGCTTTATTTTATGGAACAGGGACAAATATGCCTACTGGAATTTTACAAGACAGCAGTGTAACACAAGAAGTTGAAATTGATTCAACTGACGACACTACATTTGTAGATTCTTTAATAGATGCTTACTATGCTTTAGATGAAGATGTAGCAAGAAATGCTAAATGGTATATGACTTCTGAAACTTGGACAGCTATTGCAAAATTGAAGAATAAACAAAAAGATTTCTATATAACTGACTTAAATAATGGAAATACAAGAACTTTAATGGCTAGACCTGTTATTCTAATCACTTCAAAAAATGCAGGATTAAAATCAATAGCTACAGCAACAGCTAACGAAATGATTGGAGTTTTTGCAGATTTAAGTACAGCAGTATTAGGGATTCAAAATAATGCTATGACAATGAGATTAGAAGATAAAGTGACTTCTAAGGGATATACAAAATACTACATGGAAAAAGGCGTAGGTTTAGGGGTTCAATTACCTGAAAATATTTTGAAATTAAAGAAAAAAGCATAATTTAAGAGGGATTATTCCCTCTTAAAGTTCTAGCAAGGAGAAAAAAATGAGTATTAAATATGATTTAGAAATTGCTAAAATGCTCACAAACATTGAAGATGAAAAGCTTCTAAATTTTTATATCAATGCAACAATAAAAAAAATAGAAGTAATTTTAGGTTATGAGCTTGTAAAAGGGCAAATAACAAGTTTAGTTAGTGGACTTAATAAAAAGTATGTATTCTTACCTAGAAAGAAAATTGAAAGGGTATTGAACGCTAAAAGTGGGTGTAAAAAGCTCCCTTTTAGTTTTGTAAATAGAAAAGTAATATTTGATGAAATTATAACAACAGATTCTTATGTAGAAATAGAATATATAGCTGGCTATGATGAATTACCTGAAAATCTATTAATGTTCATCTGCTCAACCATAAAGGAAGAACTTTCTAATGCTGAAGGATTAAAGAGCTATGGGATAAGAGGGATAAATTATACTTTTTTAAATAAAATAGAACAATCTGACAACTTTATAAGAGGAGTAAAAGACTTATTTGGAGTTATAGAAATATGACAATTGTAGAAATTTGCCAAGAAATGGGATATTTAAGTAAACATACTGTAGAAATTGGAATATTAGCTATTGATAAAAGCTTAATAGGAGAAGATGGAAAAACGAGTATTCTTGAATATGCAATATATAATGAGTTTGGGACTTCTAGCATACCTGCTCGTCCATTCATGAGAAATGCTTTGGATAGTAATAAAGAATATATAGGGAACTTAATAAAAACAGCTGTGGCTGATGTTGCAAAAGGAAATATAAAAGGCAAACCAGCACTTATGAGAGTAGGGGAAACTATAAGAGGTTTAGTAATTCAAAGTATTGCTACAGCTCAGACTTGGGCAACTCCAAATAATCCTAAAACTTTAAAAATAAAAACTAAAAATGGACAGGCTAATAATACAAAACCACTTATAGACAATAGATTTTTAATAAAATCAATTCGGTATCAAATAGTAAATGAAAATGGGACTATAGAATATTTATCAGATTTTAAGGATGTATAAAATGGATAATGTTATTTTATTAAGTAAGCACAAAACAAATATAAAAATTATTTCAAGTGTTGAAGGAAGATGGGAAAAAGGGAAATATATAGCTAATAAAGAAAAAGAAAAATTTATAAAAGGTGTATATATGCCTGTTTCTTCGGACATTTTAAAGTATTATCCTCAAGGTGAAATTACTTTAAAAGATATGGAATTGTTTACAAAAGAGAAACTAAAAGAAGGGGATATTGCTATTTTAAGAGATGAAAAATTTAAGATAATTGAAATAACTGACTTTGATTATCTAGCTGATATAAAAAGCTATATTTTAAAGAGGAGTACAAAAGATGATTAAAATTATAATTGAATTACTCAATAAAATGAGTAACATTCAAATTATACCAGCTTTTACTGCTACAAAGCCTCCTAAAAAGCCTTATGCTACTTACCAAGTACTAAATATAAATAGTGCTGATTTTAGAGGATACACAGAAAGAGAATACATAAAAAAAGATGAAAAATATCTTGAAATAACAGAATACAGAATAATGGCAAGACTTCAATTTGATGTATATTCAGAAACTCAAGAAGAAACATTAGAAAATGCAATTGAACTGAGAGAATTAATCCTTTTTAATGCAAGAAGAGGAATCAACAGGCTTGATGCTGGAGTTGTAAAAAGTAGTGAAATAAAATCATTAAATGAATTAATTAATTCAAAATATGAGTATCGTTGTACTTTTGATATAGTTTTTGAATATATGAAAGTAACAAAAGAAAGAGAACTTGAATTAATAAAAGAAATAGAATTATTAGTAAATAATAAAAATAAAAGCAGAATAGCAAGGAGGAAAGAATAATGGGAGTATATAGAGAACCGATAAAAGTAGTATTAGAACAAGAATTGAATTTGACAATTGCTTCATTAAATAAAACTCTTATAGTTACAAATGATAAGAATGCAGATTTTAAATATTATATGAACTCAAAAGATGTTGCTAATGATTTTGGGAATAATTCAAAAGTATATAAATTAGTGGAGAAGTTTCTAGGACAAAGAGATGGAGATGGTAATATTTTAAAACCTGATTTCTTTGGAGTTGTTGGAATTACTGCGAGCGGGCAAGAAAAGATAGAAGATAAGTTGAAAGAAGTACTAAATGAAAACTTAGACAAAGAGTGGTATGCCCTTATAACAACATTTGATAGTGTCGAAACAATGAAAGCTGTAAGTTCTTTTTTAACTGAAAATAGAAGAATCTATATAACAGAAGTCAAAGCTTATCCATTAGCTGATACATTAAAGTCAGATAGAATTGCACCTATTTGGAATTTAAAAATGGATGAAGCAGATAAGGAGTATAAAGCAGCTGCTTATGCAGGAGTAGTTATAACAAAAGGTGCAGGATACAGAAGCTCAATGATAGAACTACAAGGAGTAACAGCAGACACTGAATTAGCTAAGAAGCCTGAACTTACAAAGAATAATATTACATTTGTAGAAAAAAGAACATCAGAAGGCTACATAACAGCCAATGGTGGAAAATCAACAGATGGAACTTATTTAGATGAAACTACTGCAATAGACTGTATTATTGTAAATCTTAATGAAAATCTAGAAAAA